GTTAAATCTGTCAAGAATAAAATGGCTGCTCCCATGCGAGAAACAGTCATTAACCTTTTGTATGATTCTGGCATCGACACCTTTTCTGATTTCATTTCCTACGCCATTAAACTAGGGGCATTAAAACAATCTGGCCCGTGGGTAAAGTTTGGTGAAAAACCCATAGCATCTGGCTTGACAAATACAGTTGAAGCTGTTAGGCTGGATCAAGAGTTGTTTAAGCAAATCAAAGCTGAAGTCGAGCGTATTAGAAAAGAGCAGACCGATGTTGAAGTAGAAATAAAAGATTAAGGAGAAACACATGAACATCCATATTAATGCAGCAGAGAAACTGCCAGTAGTAAAAGCCGCAAATATGCCAATCGGGTCTATAGGTAAAGTCAACAATCACCTGTATATTATTCATACGAATGAAACTGGAGACGACTTTATTGCAGTGTGGCCGACATCTAATCCTCCGGGTATTGAACATAAAATTATAAATCAGATAGACACATGGGATGTTGAATTGCTTCCACGTGGAAGTACACTTACATTGACGTTTTAGGAGTATATGGCAAACCAAAAGCAAAAGATCAAGGACTTCTCGAATTGCATCCAGGCTCTGGACTTCATTGACGAGTTAAAGAAGAGGTACATAACCGGGAATCTTCATAGCCGCCGAGAAAAGAGCGGCTATGTTTTTTCAGTCTCTTGGACTCCAAAGAAAGTTGAAAAAGGCCTTGACAAGTAAGTGGTCCGATTCTACAGTTGTAAATGAAAGGGAACAAATGTCGAAGTACAAGAATAAGAAGAAGGTAAAGCTAGCGCCAGTAGTCCGTAAGCAATCATTCGTTTACACTAGTGTTTGCTGCAAGAAAGTTGCCAAGAAGCCGCCAGTCGAACGGTCTGCCGAAGACCGCGCTGCTAATGAGTATAGCCAGTGTGGTTTGGGGATGTGGAAGTGTACCCAATGTGAAAAACATTGCAAGGTAACTCGGTCACGCAAGGAAGAGTCAAAGGAAACTGATGGAACAAACACCGATAGTCCAAACGTTGCAAAGTGAACCGCCAGTGCCACATAGTCTGTTGGATATTGGGACTCGCTACGAACACCTACGCGAGCTTTCTAATACCTTGGAATGCGGTATGGAAATCTTTGTAAATCGAGCCAAACAGAACCGAGACATGCTATCAATTCCAGACAAAGAGAAGTATGTAAAACTTTGTCTGACGTATGAAATCGTTAATACACTAATTGATAGTATGTCCAGCTATAAAAATGACGCACAGCAGTACCGGATGTCCAGAACGATTGATCAGATTCCGGCTGCTAAAATCATGGAGGGATACATATCAGCATGATCTATCTCGGACGGTTAGAAGTTTACAATAAAGATGGGGAAGGAATTCAAATTGTACCGTACTGTCAGCCGTTCCTTGACCCTCGGTACCAAGACTTAGAGGGTAATGGGGAAACAATCCCAGATGCTCTTGCGGACTTTCTAGAACAAGTGGAAGCTTTGCCAGAATGAACGCAGAAACAAACACAAAGATCGACAAGCCTATTGTAATTTATCACTATCCTTGCCAAGATGGATTCACGGCGGCATGGGCCGTTTGGTTGAAGCATCCAGATTGGGAATTCTATCCGGCCAAACATGGCAACCCTTTACCAGATTTGACCAATCGTTCGGAAGTCTATTTCGTAGATTTCTCACCCAAGGCGACCATTGTCTATGATCTTCTACAGCAACCAACCCACCCTACTAAAATTGTGGTGCTAGACCATCACAAGACCGCACAAGCTGATTTGGCCAACGTGCAAGCATGTGATCCGGCAGGATTAGTGCTGGAGGTTCATTTTGACATGGAAAAGTCCGGTGCAATGCTAGCATGGGAGTACTTCCATGTTGGTGAAGATGTGCCGGATATTGTGAAATTCGTTGAAGATCGTGACCTTTGGAGATTTGCCCTTCTAGATACAAAGCAAGTCACCGCATGGCTGTTCGCACAAGATTATGACTTTGATGGATGGAATTATGCAGAAGATACTATTCAATTTGAACTCGGTAATGTGCTAATGGCTGGACAAGCAATTCTTGACAAGCAAGCCAAAGACGTGTTAGAGTTGTCTCAATTCAAGTTCCGCGCTGAGGTAGGTGGTCATATGGTCTGGGTTGTAAACGTCCCATATACGCTTGCCAGTGACATGGGACATTTGCTCTGCCAAGGAGAGCCGTTTGCTGCCAGTTACTACTATGACGGCGTTAAGCAGAAACTAGTTTACAGCTTGCGCTCAGACGAAAACGGACTAGATGTATCTGAGATTGCAAAGAAATTTGGAGGCGGCGGTCATAAACACGCTGCTGGATTCGAAAGGCGAATCGATGAAGACATTAAATGAATATCAAATACTAGCAATGTCTACTGCTAGCTATCCTGATCGTGGTAACAACTTAATATATCCCGCTCTGAAACTTGCCGGGGAAGCCGGGGAAGCAGCGGAAAAGGTAGGAAAAACATGGCGCAATGAAGGACTAACTAGCGCAGCCGGATACTCAGAACAACAGAAAACCGAACTCGTTAAAGAACTAGGCGATGTACTTTGGTATATTGCTGCCCTTGCAGATGAGCTAAACGTAAGCTTGGAGAAAGTGGCGCGGACGAATATTGAGAAGCTTCAAGACCGAAAGGCGCGTGGGGTAATCAAAAGCGAAGGAGATAACCGTTAATGTCTGCAAAATTAACAGAAATTCAATCAGCAGATGTGTTCAATGCTTGGAAGTATTTTGAAAAAACAAAGAAACAACTTCCCGGAGCATACGCCCACTGGCGAAATCTAAAACGGGTTATAACAGAGTTGACAACTGATCCTCCATTGCCGTGTGGTGAATGCGGCAAGTGCTTGGATTGTATTAGGAAAGAAAGGAGCCACGAGAGATGAAGTATATACTGAATGGGACCGAAGATGGTGAGCCTACTGTAAATCTTGTGCTTAGACGATCTGATGACACAAATGTTGACCTTATTGGACGCACCGATAATCAAGAGAAGTGGTTAATTGCTTTCTTAACAAGTGATGGGCACTTCCGACCTAACAAAGCAGGCGCAAAACAATGTGGACTTATTCATGATGATGTATATTTTCAAACTTTAGAGGGCGTGTAGCTCAGTGGATACGGTGCCAAGAACATCTGGCCTTTCGGCCACCGTGCCAGGAGCGGCAGCCAAACCGTCGGTGCCCGTCATGTGGCGCACGATGAGCGATTCCAAGCCCGCTTCGGTTATATTCGTCGGCATTCGTTCTCCCCATCAAGTACCAATCAAGTAAAGCTCGCCAAGTATGGCTCCTAGAATCAACATCTTGCAAGACCGATCACCCCGGATCGGGCAAATCCATCAAGTACCCATCAAGTAAAGGCCGGTCCCCACGGAAAGCGAGTAGCTGATTTCTAATCAGTTAGTCGCAGGTTCAAGTCTTGCCATGCCTTCCAAACCGAATAGCCCCACTAGATGATTAGTCTAGTGGGTCTATTTTTATTGGTATTAAGTTTTTATCTAATGGGACAAGAACCTCCAGCGCATTCTATCCCGTCAATCATTTGACCGTCCCCTACATCTTCAAAATCAATGGGTTTAATTTTGCGTGATAGCTTGTCATACTGTTCCGCAGTAATAGGCTCCTTTGGGGCTTGTTTGAAGCCGTGGTCACTGTGACATAGAAAGCTAATCGATTTCAGATAGGGTAAGTTCTTGTCTAACCATTCCTTCAATTGGGGTATATCTTCTTTCTTGTAATAGACCGTGACGGATACACTTTGATCAGCCCAATGCTTCTGCGACATTTTGAGCACGTCTAACTGTCTCCATGTATCCCAATCCTCATCTGCTACCGGCGATCCATCAAGGGCAGCGACATAAAAGTCAACCACCATTGTTTGTGGATCAATTGTCCCATCAAATCGTATCACAGGTTCTACATGGTGACCGGCTGCTTTCAATTTAGGCAGCAATGGATCGTTGGACGCCACTCGTATACGTTGAATGATGTACCTACTATATGCTGCATGAATACCCTCGTACCCATCGCAATCCAAAACTTTACTCATAGTTCCAGAAGGCTTCACAACTGTAGTTCGTTTACTAATAGGAATTCCTAATTCTTTCGAATATAATAAGTCTTCTTCTTGAATTGCTGTATACGCTTTATCAAGAACCTCTGGAACAAATAGCGGTGACGCTAGGCACCCGGTGATTCCATTACCAGTCCGTCGATTGCGCTCAATAACGCTGGCGCTCAGTGGATGGTGGTAATGCTCCATGGTCACACGCTTGGAATACCGTTGCATCAGCCTGGATGCTTTCACAAACTCATCTTCGGATTGCATGTTGCATAGGGCCATCTCTGTTAGATTACATGGCTCCCCATTCTCTAGTGTTGCTTCTCCGCAAGGATTAACTCCTATAGCTGTATCCGGCTTCAACTCTCCCATCCGGCCATATTTCTGCATGGCTGCACGGTTTACTAATCCAAACGGCTCTCCGTGCTCATAGGTCTTCCAGAACAAAGGGTGAACGTCTTGAATGTCCTCACAAATTACGGAATAGTTAGCGCAACTTCGGTGTGTAGGGACTGCTCCTAAGTCCCATCTCTTAGCCTTCAAGTATTCTTTATCCCAACAATCACCAAGAATGATAATAGCCGAACGTCTAACGTTTCCTGCTACAACCATTTCACCCGTTGCCGTTAGTATGTCAGCACAATCTATAGGCCTTAACTGTTTGCCTACTCTATTAAGTAGAATAGCACACAAGATTCCTATAAATTTTACCAATGGTAAAGGACCGGACGCTGTGCCGCCAAATCCGGCTATTGATTCCCCATACCCTCGGACACACACTGTTGAGTATGAGAACGACTTTCCGGTTACGAAATAACTTTCCAATACACGTCTCGTTAATTCGCACCACCCTTCTCTACTATCTGGTATAATAAAGTCAGCATCTTTCGTTGGTTTATGAATTACTACTACATCTTTCTTAACTTTAGGAAGATTTCTGCTAAATTGCTGTTCAACACTTAAACCGACTCCTCCACCTAACATAAGCAAATCTTGTGCTATTACAAAATTGTTCCAATCTTCCGATGTAACAAACCAGCAACTGTTTAAGGCTGCTCCTCCAAATCGAGTGTGCGCAGGTGTGCCTGAAAACCAATATCCTCGTCCTGCTGGACCGGCCTTGCGCTCATTGGCCAATCTTAGTAACTCTTTTATCTCGGCTTCCGAGACATTTCTCCCCTTGACATTCCCCATAATGGCCCGTTCTACCGTTTGTTCCCAGTTTTCTAACGTTCCAGAATCTTTCCTTGCGTATGTTCGGCGGTATACAATACGCGCCAGATTACTCCATTCCTTCATTTATTTAATTTTCCCCGTATTATGTACCGACTGCCTTTCAAATAGAAAACAACCCCCAACCTATAATCTGGTTGGGGGTCAAATTACTACTTACTGCTTACTGCGTTACTGGTTTGTTGAATAGGTCTAGCTCCGCTTGCCGTCTTCGAGTCAGAGGCTCTAATACCTTTCCTGCTGACTTGTTATAGAGAACCCAATGTGCGCCTACTTGTGCAAAATCTTCTGAGTTGATCAGAGCAAGAACTTGTGATTTTGCAAAGTTACCAGCACCGATGTTAAAGATGAGAGATACAAGTCCATCGAACTGATTCTGATTTAAGGTGACATGAACCATGTATTCTACTACTTGTTGTGCCCACTGTGAATCGTGCTTGAAAAGTATGTATGCTTCGGCCTCAGTAATGGGAGCGTCATTCTGAGTCACCGGAGATGGATGCAGTAAATGCCCTATCCCGATGGTCGCATACTGTCGCGTGTCGTTGTAAGGGAATAATCTTAACCCCTCAAACGTTGCTATAAGCTTTGCTCCGTTGTCACTAAGTTCCATTATTACCTCTTTATAATTTGGCGCGGCTGGCTAGGTTCGAACTAGCAAGTTCGGTTTTGGAGACCGACAGTTTTCCAGTTGAGCTTACACCCGCGAATCCCTTTCCCGAAAGAAGGGGGGCCGTTATATAAATACAACGAGATGAATGTGGAGCTAGCAGCAGGAATTGAACCTGCGACCCCCTGATTACAAATCAGGCGCTCTAACCTTCTGAGCTATACTAGCGTTAAATTTGGTCGAGTTCTCTCACCCGTGTCACGCAACTTTAGTCCAAAGGACTAGGCATGTGTCGCCAATTCAAAGTTTGGAGCGGGATATCCGAGTCGAACGGATACTTTCAGTTTGGAAGACTGACGTGCTACCATTAACACTAATCCCGCTTAAAGGTAATCTACTCGCAAGTTTCTATCTTGCATTTGTTCATCAACTCTTTGGTCAATATCCTTGTGTTGTTGGCTCCCGCGTGATGAATCGAACATCAGCCTGTTGGGTCAAAGCCAACGGTCCTACCATTAAACGAAACGGGAGTAATGTGGTTAGCCATCTAGGACTTGAACCTAGAACATCTTGCTTGTAGGGCAAGCACTCTACCAATTGAGTTAATGGCTCTTGAGTTTTGGTGGATCGGACAGGCATCGAACCTGCAACCTTTTCCGTGCAAGGGAATTGCTCTCCCGATTGAGCTGCCAACCCACATTTAAACTGATTTACATACATCATTTATTGCATCATTATATACCATTGGAACCAAGTACGGGCAAAACTTACCATACCTTGCCCCCAATGAATCCAACGA